AAGTCAAGTTTACTCAGCCAACACTTCAGCTGGTCTAAGTTTAACAGGCACAGTATTTTCAGCCAAGGTTGACAACAACACCACAGCCTTCGACGGACTAGGCAACATCAGTGTCAAAGCCGGAGCAAATCTTACAACACCTAATATTGGTGCTGCAACAGGTACAAGTTTAAGTGTTACTGGTACAGTAACAGCCGCAAGTACTGTTGGTGGTGTTATTACCGGATCAAGTGCTAGTATCACTGGCAACGTAACTGGTGGAAATATTTTAACTAGTGGATCTGGTGGAGCAATTTCAGGCACAGGTAATATCACCGGTGGAAATATTTTAACAGCCGGCAATGTAAGTGCCACTGGCAACGTGATAGCCGCTTGGTTAATTGGTAACATCCAAGGTAACCTCAGTGCAGCCGGTGCTAACACCAACGTTCTGTTCAATGATAATGGAGTAGCCAATGCCACTTCGGGATTTGCTTTTAACAAAGCATCAAACACAGTTACAGTTGGTGCCAACGTTGATGCACAGAATTTCAATGGCAATGTGTTTGGCACTTCAGTCAGCGCAAGTGGTACTATCACAGCGGCTAGTACAGTAGGTGGTGTTATTACTGGATCAAGTGTCAGTGTCACTGGCACAGCTACAGCTGCCAGTACAGTGGGTGGTGTAATTACTGGGTCAAGTGTTAGTGTAACCGGTGATGTCAGCGCAAGCAACCTAAGCATCAGCGGCGGCAACATAGACAGTTCAGCTGCTGCAATCACAGTCAACGGCACCAGTGCAGACGTAAACTTTGCTGTCAACGGCGACACAACAACAGTGTTCTTTGTTGATGCAGGAACAGGCACAGCCAGTTTTGGATCATCTACACAGACAACCAACGCTATTGTAGCATTTAATTCAACTAATAGTATTTTAACACCAGTTGGTAATACTGCACAACGTCCTGCTGCAGGTGTAACAGGCATGATACGTTTCAACACAACCAATAACGCAGTTGAAGTGTATGACAATACTCAATGGACCTCGGTGGGTGTTCAAACATTTACAGTCATTGCTGATCAACAGTTCAACGGTGATGGTGTAAATGTAGCCTTTACCCTAAGCTCAACACAAACAACCAACAGTTGTATTGTCAGTATCAACGGTGTGGTGCAGATTCCAACATTAGCGTATGCAGTGGCAGGCACCAACCCAACTTGTGTATTGACATTTACAGAAGCACCGTCAGTTGGTGACGTGATTGATGTACGCCAGCTTACCACAACTACTTCGGTGACCAGTATTGCCAACAGTAGTGGAAATGCTGTAGTAGCACCAAGTGAGACTGCTGCACAGGTCAATGTCACTGGCGACCTTAGTGTTAGCGGAAGTATTCTGGGTGGAAACATCAACAGTACTGCTATCACTAGTGGTAACTCAAACATGTCAATTGTTACCAGCGGTGGCAACATCCGTGGTAACGTGGCCGGTACAACTGTAATGACTATTAGCCCAGGCTTGGTAGACATTGTGGGCAACTTGACTGTGTCTGGTAATGCTACACTTAGTGGTAACATCCTAGGCGATCGTATTCAAAACGGCACAACTAGCTTTGACATCCAGACTGCTAGCGGCAATGCTAACATCAACATAGGCGGCACAGGTAACTTGGCAGTGTTTTCTCCAGGTGTCTTGAACATGACTGGTAATATTATACCAACTGCCAACATTACATATGACCTAGGCACAAACACAAACCGCTGGAAAGATATATGGTTGAGCAACAGCACAATTTATTTGGGTAACAGTCAAATTAGTGCCAATGCCACATCGCTAATACTTACAAACCCATCGGGTGGCCAAACTGTGTTAGCTGGTGCTACAGCAGGCATCACAGGTGCCACAGTTAGTGTGACTGGTAATATAGATGGCGGTAACTTGAGAACAGGTGGATTGATTTCAGCAACCGGCAATATTACAGGTGGTAACGTCAACGCTGGACTAACTGGCAACGTTTCAGCCGGTAACCTGATAGTTTATGGTGACATTGTTGATACAGGTGCACTTAATATCATTACTGGCAGCAATGGTAATATTGCATTGGTACCAAATGGCACTGGTATTGTTACAGCATCAGGTGCGGTAAGTGCGGTTGGCAACATCACAGGTGGTAACTTGTCAGTTGGTACAGGCACAGTAACACTTGGCAACATAGTCAATGCCAACGGTAACGGCGTAGGTAACATTGGTAGTAGTAGCCTATACTTCAACACAGTATTTGCCAAAGCAACTTCAGCACAATACGCTGACTTGGCAGAGAAATACACAGCTGACGCTGAGTATGTTCCTGGTACAGTGGTTGCGTTTGGTGGTACACATGAAGTTACACTCAGTACACAAGATGCAGATCGTCGTGTAGCAGGTGTGATATCAACTAACCCAAGTTACATCATGAACGGTGGACTTGAAGGTGTCAACATAGCAACAGTAGCTTTGACTGGTCGTGTACCAACTAAGGTAACTGGCACAGTGGCCAAAGGTGACTTGATGGTTTCCAATGGTGATGGTACAGCACGTGCCGAAGCAGATCCACGTGCAGGTGCAATTATTGGTAAGGCCTTGGAAGACAGTGAAGGCAACGCAGTTATCGAAGTGGTAGTTGGTCGCTTCTAAACAGGTAACACTGTAACAGATAGGGTCTCCGGGCCCTATCTTTTTATTGCAAAGTAGAACATTATGACAGTATCAATAGGTGCAGGATGGAGCATAGGCGCAGGTTGGGCGATAGATGGTGGTCCCACTATTGTCACGGCCACTGGCCAAAACGTTGGCGGCAGCCCTAGCACTCAAGGACTTTTCTTTGCTGTGTTAAACAGGGGCATACCGGGTTGGGATTACTTTGCAGCCAATGGCAACAACGGAAATTGGACAGCCACCGGTGATTTTGGTAGTGGTACTGCCACTGTTCCAGTACTCAGTGTTCCACAAGATGCTGACTCGGTTTACCCAATAGTAAGCGGCGGATTATTCCAGCCTGGATTATCTTATACTTTTGAGGGATATTAGGGAATAATGTATCTGCTCAAAAGAGGACTCATTGAGTCCTATTTTTTTGACTAAATATTAGTCATTACGGGAACCACAATGGGCTTAACTAAACCGCGTGCCGCGCAGATATTCAACTTAGATTACAAACAATCCACGCGAGTAGTTACAGCCACCAACATTACCTTGAGTGGTGGAGCCCCTAGTTTAGTCGATGGAGTTACCTTGAGCCTGGGTGATCGTGTGTTGGTCACCGGCCAGACTACAGGCACCCAAAATGGATTATATTATGTAACTACATTAGGTTCTGGCGCCAACGGTACCTGGGCTAGAACTAGTGACGGCAACGAAAACGGTGAAATTGAAGCCGGCATGATTGTGATGGTTACCGAAGGTGTGATTTATGCTGACACACAGTGGAAACTGATCACCGACGATCCTATAGTGATCAACACCACGGCCCTGACATTTACACAAAACTACATGGCCAACAGCATTAGCAGTGGAAGCAGTAATGTGGTAGTCAACTCAAATGCCAATGTCACAATAAGTAGTGCAGGTACAGCTAATGTTCTAACAGTCAGTAACACTGGTACTTTTGTGTCTGGATTGTTAAGTGTTACTGGTAATATTACTTCGGGCAATGTAAGTGCTACTAGTATCACTGGTACACTGGCCACAGCAAGTCAAACAAATATCACCGGCGTTGGTAATATCACTGCAGGCACTTGGTCAGCTAATGCGGTGGGCATTGCTCACGGAGGTACAGGGGCTACAACTGCGGCTGAGGCATTTGCTGATTTAACTGCATTAACTTTAACTACTGCCAGTGCTACACCTTTAGTCTTAACTAACACAAGCACTTATCAGCAACAAATTATTGGCTCTACAACTCAAACTATTACCTTGCCTAGCACGGCAACTTTAGCCGTTGGATGGAGTTTTTTAATTACCAATGGAACAGGTTTTACAGTAACAGTGCAAACATCTACTGGTGCCACGGTTTATACAAACGCAAATATTGGTTCATATCGAGTTTGGGTAATATCAACCGCAAATAACAATGCCGCCTCTTGGAGTGTTGGTGTAGATTTATTTTCATTTGAAACAGGCACAGGTAGCGTGGTGAGGGCCTTGTCACCAGTTTTAACAACTCCAAACATTGGAGCCGCAATTGGTACCAGCATAAGTGTTACCGGCAACATCAATAGTGGCAATTTAAGAACCGTTGGACAAGTTAGTGCCACAGGCAATGTCACTGCAAATTACATATTAGGTAACGGAGCTTTGCTCACTGGGGTTATTACCAGTGTGGCCAATATCAACAATGGCACGTCAAATGTCACGGTAGTCAGTTCAGGTGGAAATGTCACAGTTGGAGTTGGCGGCACAGGTAATGTAGCAGTGTTTAGCACCAGTGGATTAGATGTAACAGGTAGAGTCAGTGCCACTGGCAATATTACTGGCAGTAATATCCTGGGCAACGGGTTTGGACTTACCGGTATTAACACATTTAGCAATGTCACAGTTACCGGCGGCAACAGTGCTGTGGCTGACGGCATAGCTGATACCCTAACTTTAACAGCTGGTACCGGTATCAGTATTGTGGTTGATCCCGCCACAGACACCATAACCATTGGTGCTCAGGCTGGCAGTGAAGTCTTTGTGGACGGCGCAGATTTTGGAACAGTAACCGAACCAGTCACATTATCAGATGATCTAGGCCTTGTGACCGATGCTGTAGATAGTGAAGCAGATCTTGGCACGCTGGTTACGTCAGGATTAATCTACCCAGATCAGTTTGTTTTGCCCAGTTATACCACTAGTACGTTGCCCAGTGCAGCAGTTGCTGGAGCCATGATATATGTGACCAACGAAACCGGTGGGCCAGTACCGGCCTTTGCTGACGGTACAAATTGGCGCAGAGTAACAGATCGTGCAATAGTAACATAAATAGCATATAGGAAATTAAAATGGCCTCACAAGTACAATACAGACGCGGAACCAATGCACAAAATTTAGCATTTACTGGCGCATTAGCTGAAATCACGGTGGACACCACCAACGGAACCTTGCGGGTGCATGATGCTATCACACCTGGCGGCAGTAACATTGCCACAGTAAGTTACGTAACAGCCCAGATTTCGTCTTTAAGTGCCAACTCAATTACCAACGGAACAAGTAGTGTGGCAGTGATTGCCAGTGGTGGAAATATTCGTGCCAACGTGGGCGGCAGCACAATTACAAACACCTATTCAAGTGGATTGGCAGTTACTGGATTAATCAGTGCCACTGGCGCTGTAACTGCCGCAAGTGTAGTTGGTGGTGTAATGACCGGTTCAAGCACTAGTGTTACTGGCACTACAACAGCCGCAAGTGTAGTTGGTGGAGTCATAACCGGATCAAGCACTAGTGTTACTGGCACTACAACAGCCGCAAGTGTAGTCGGCGGCGTAATGACTGGCAGTAGTGTTAGTGTAACTGGTGCTATCACAGGCGCCACAGTAAGTGCCAGTGGCAACGTATCTGGTGGAAATATCCTAACAGGTGGATTGATTTCAGCAACCGGCAATATTACAGGTGGTAACGTCAACGCTGGACTAACTGGCAACGTTTCAGCTGGTAACCTGATAGTTTATGGTAACATTGTTGATACAGGGCCATTGACCATTATTACAACCAGCAATGGTAATATCACATTGTCGCCTAACGGTACTGGAAATATCAATACTGGTGCTAATATCATGCCAACAGCCAATGCCACAGCCAACATTGGCAGTGCCACATTGAGCTATAATACCATATTTGCCAAAGCAACTTCGGCACAATACGCTGACTTGGCAGAGATGTATTGTGCCGATGCAGAATACACTCCTGGTACTGTGCTTGAATTTGGAGGAACTGAAGAAGTTACTGCTACAGTAACTTCACACAGTACTCGGGTAGCCGGTATTGTGAGTACAAATCCCAGCTACCTGATGAACAGCACACTTACTTGCGTTAATGCTGTACAAGTGGCCTTGGTTGGGCGAGTTCCATGTTATGTGGTTGGCACCATTGCCAAGGGTGATCGATTAGTTGCTAGTTCAACACCTGGCGTTGCCACACGGTTAGACATGTCACAATATCAACCTGGGTGTATTATTGGCAAAGCCTTAGAAGCATACGACTCTGAAACAGTGGGCACAATCGAAATAGCAGTAGGCAGGATTTAATGGATGCCAGATATCGAACTGACTATCTTGGTGAGTTTGTAATCCTTGAGACCAAGTGGTCCGGTGGTAAAAAATCTGAAACTCGCGAATGGATTGATAATCCAATTGTCAACCATCATCTCAGTGGACGTGCGGCCTGTATTGGTAGTGCCTTAGACCGCGCACATTTTAATTACACTATACTACAACGCCATCGCGGCGGATTGTTGGGCAGCAAAAAATTACAGACCTATGGCACCGGCAATATTGCTCAACAAATGCGTCTGGACTTTGCGGTAGAAACTAACGCTGATAATCTACTTAAAATTTTAGAAACTGGCTATCAAACCAACAACATTGTGTACACCAGTCCACGCTATTGTATTACTCATCCAGGAGAATTTTATCTAATTCCTTTGCGACCCAGAATAGTTGACCTAGCTACCGTGGTATATCTTGCGGCATTTGACGGTCACAAAGAAATATTCATGCTGGGCTACACAGATGAAACCGCAGGTGGACACAATGAGTGGGTTCAACAAATTGCCAACATATTTGCCGCATACACAGGCACTAAATTTTATCTAGTTGGAGAATCCACTCGCATGCCCGATGATTGGGTCAATTGTGCCAACACACAGACTATGACCTATCGAGACTTTATTGGTTACTGCGACGTTTGAACGGTAGATTCAATAGTTAAAATTTTGTTTTGTACTGCTTCAAAATTCACAGTGCTCCATAGGCCTGGGTGCATTGGACGAGGCCAAGTGCCCGAGTCAATCCAGGCATAGCCTATATGTTCATCGTTTAACGTGGGTTGGAATTCATAGTCAACAATACAGAAAAAAGTGTGATACTCAAATCCTGCGTCTGAAGTAGTAAACTTTTCTAATGGAATCATCCTAAAATATTCAGGAACAAATCCTATTTCTTCTGTGCATTCACGATTCATAGCAGCTAACAAGGTTTCGCCAGCTTCTACTTTTCCACCAGGCAATCCCCAAGCTCCAGGATGTTTTGGGTCGTTACGCATGAGATATAGATATCGTCTAGTGTTGATTGCGTAAAACCAAACACCTACTGCTGTTACAATACCAGTGTCCATTGTCCTCCTGGATATAACCCTTGATAACTTTTGACCCATGTTGTACCAGTCCAGCGATATTGTAGTTCTGTGGTGATGTTGGTTACGTACTGCATGTTTGCAGGACTGCTGGCGCTGTCAAACACCACAGCCCAACGATCGCCATCGTATTCCACAATGTCATTGGCATGTGCTACTAACGGTTGTCCGTCTGTACCAGACCAAGAATCTGGGTTGGTTAGTCCTGGATTTGCATATGATCCTGTAGCCTGTGTAAACAAGTACCTTTGCCCTAGTGCAGCCACAGCAAGTCCTGCCCCAGGTCCGCTAGCAATGGGATCAATAACAGCATTAATTGGGTCTAGCGTGTTTGGGGGCACAGTGCCAGCATTTACAGTGAACAATAAAAATCTATCATCAGTAGGATCGTAGGCCACAGTGCCGGTTACGTCTGTACCATCTGGTTGTTCTAATGTGACGTAGCTAATACCGGGGCGCAATGCGCCATATAAGTTAACCACACTGTGCCACAACAGATTACTGTCAGGACTATCTGGTGGAACTAAACTGGCATTTGATTCATCAATAACCTGTTGCTGGCGTAATGCCTGCAATTTGTTGTCAATCAACAACACCTGGTAACCGTAGGGTGTAAATCGTTGTCTTGTGCCCAGTAACAAATCACTGTCGGTTAAGGCATTGGTAAGATCACCTTGAGCATCGTACACACTGGCAATGATGCGTTCAATAACACCCAGTTTCTTGACCTTGGCCGGCGGCGTAATCCACATAGGCAAGGTAAACGATAAAGTAGCAACATCAATGGGATTGTCTGCGTTAACAGGAATAGTTCTGCTAGACCAACGCACATCCTTGAGATACAGCACAGTCAAACTGGTCCAATCGATATAGTTGTCGGTGCTTTGTATTTCCAATCCAGGATTAAACAAAGTTAGAATCTGTTCCAACAACTGCATTTTTTGATTGGTATTTGATGTCCAAATGTCAAGATTTATAGTCATCTCGTAAGGTACAGGCATGGCACGTTCAATAGTAAACGCATTGCCCTGTGTAGTTTCATATGTGTCTGTGGCCGTATCGTAGGTTCGTTGGCGCACTGCTATGTTGTTTACAAAGTACGGTTCCTGCATTCTTGGCCGATCATATTTTAAATCTGTAATATAAAATGTCATCAACGGCGTTGCTGGCATATCATTGGCTGAATTGTTCTGTAAAATAGTTTGAGCTTGACGACTAGCATCACCATAGCGTACTGGCACACGTATCAATGTATCCGCTTCACTTCCAGGACCTTGCCCAGCTTGATTGGCACCGTATTCAACGTCAAAGTTGCTGAACACTCTAGCAAACTGTAGTAAAAAACGACGTAATTGTTGATCGTAGAAAAATTGTGCCATTAGCGTCCTGGTGGTCTTGGGTTGGCCGGTGTGATATTACCACCTTGATTGCCGTTGTCGGGCTGTGGTTCCAATATCTCACTAAGACTCTGCCGACTAGGAATGTTGCCTTGATCTGTAGTAGGTACTGTATAGGTGTTGTTTACAAAACTGGATCTCTGGGTAAGTGATTGCGTTGCGTAGTCAAGATCAGTGCGTACATTGTCTGTGATGGCCACCCAGACTCGTCCGTCGTACCTGAACAAACGATTGGGGAAATAGTCTAAGCGTAAACAATAATTACCTAGTACTGGATTTGGTGGAAATGCCACTCCGGGTGTAACTGGTAAGCCATTAGGAGCATGAGTAGACCCTGTCAAGTAACCTTGGACATAGCCAAACCCTTTGGGACTAATACCCTCGCCTGTTTGTGTGCCATCTACTGTAGGAAACGTGTCATCGGCGGTGAGACCAGCTGAGCTAGGCTCATCATTGGGCCCGGTAGGCAAAATATAAAATTTAACATTGTCATAGCCCGACAAGGGCACATCCTGATAGGCCTGGGTAAGTATGGCATCGTTGATGGCCAAATCCTTAGGTCTAGTACTTTGTTTGTCGCCCACTGTGTCAGGATTGGTAATGATAGTCCAGTATGCAGTGTTGGTAATATCAGTACCAGCCGGTACATTTTGTGAAGCCTGATAATAAGTGTTGCCGTAGTTGACAATGGTACCAGCTGGATAAAAATTTCCATTATCCCAAATATTTTCTGGCATGAACGGTTGGTCGATGATCTGGCTGTACTCTTGAGCATTGACCATGGGGGTGGCCTTGATACGCCACAGGTGCGGCAACCAAGTAACACTGAATCCTTCTGATGCAAAGTTGGCGTCCTGTATTACATAGTAGCGTGGTAAACTCTTGACCAGGGTATTGTCCAAGGGATGATAATCTGTTAGATTTGGTACTTCAATTACATCACCACTCATGAGCTTGCGACCAAACGTGTCAATCATGTCGTTGTAGTGAAAGGTAACAAACAAGGTATCGTTGTTTAAAAACAAACCAAATTGTGTTAAATCAAAATCTACGTCTTGTGTGCGATACACACCACGCATGACAAAAACGTCAGGTGCATAAACTCTATCACGGTTTTCCAACAGCAACAAATCCTCGATAAACAAAGGATTGGTACTGTTGTAGTTCGGAATAGTAGCGTCATTATTGCCGTTGTCTGTACCGGCGCCCTGCGGGCCCAGATACTTGTGGACGTAGATATCAAGTCCGCCAACTGTGTACATTTCGGATATGGTACGATCCAAAAACTGGTAATCATTGGTTCTATTAGGGCGATAGAGCGATAAGCGTGGCATA